AGATCGTGTCGGCGGCGATCGTCACGTCGCCGTCTGCGCCGGTCCCGAATCCCGGGTTACCGGCACCGATGGTGGTGCGGGCAGCAGCAGCCGTCGTGTCGTCCAACAGGGTACGGGCGAACGAGGTCAGGTCGGTCGTTGTCGCTGTGCCCGACCCCGAGTAGTACGGCAACTTGTCAGCAGCACTAGTCGTACCGGCGAGGGCTGCGAGTTCGGCGTCGTAGGCTTGGACGTTCGTGCCGATGACGAGGCCGAGCAGCGTGCGAACTGCCGAGGCCGACAGTTCCTCCGAGTCGCCCGACCCTGCCGTCGTGCGACCGAGCAGCGTGCTCGTCGCCACGTTCGACACGACATCAACGGTCCCACCCAATGACAGGTTGTCGACCGCCTGGATGGCCTGTTCGACATCGGTGCCCGACACCGCCGACAAGTTGCCGTTCAACGTGCCAACCGAGATCGCCGACGCTGCGTGCGCCGCTGTCGTGTCCCCGGTGTGCGCCGACACCGCACCCGCAGCCTCGAAATCTCCGGTGTTGGCGAGCGCCGCCGAACCCAACGTGTCAGCCACAGCCTGCGCCGCACCGGCCGCGTCAGCTCCGACATCGGTGTAGTCGGGCATCGGATGGATGTGATCGGAACGCGACGCCTCGCCGCTGACACCAGCAGCAGCGGTGCCGAGCCCGTCGGGGGTGTCGTCGGAGAGTGCGCCGTCGGTAATCGGTGAGCCGGTCAACAGGGCGTGCCATGCGATACCCGGCAGGTTCGCACCGACCGGCGACTCGTCCACGTTTTCTGACGACAGGACGATCATGGTGGCGTCGAGGCTTGCCGCCGGATGGGTCGAGTCGGTCCACCGCAGCACCTCACTGTTGTTGACAAGCACGGCGAACGTGTTGCCGTCGTGGGTGAACGACCACCGGTCACCGGGTCCGAGCCGCCGCCCGAGGTCAACCGGGTCGGACTGCGCCGAAGGCACCCCGCTGTCGTCGCGAATGATCCTCACCTGATGATTCGCGGTTGAGGTCGGTGCGATCAGGTAGCCGAGGTAGCCGTTGGAGGCGGCGCCTTCGATAAACCCGAGGCGCACGAACGACGCTCCGTCGTCACCGGGGCCGTCGGTAGTGTCGACCACAACACCAGCGGTGACGGTGCGAGCCGTGGCGGTCGGCAGAGCGTAGGCAGCGGCCAGCGACTGGAGCGTTCCGCGGTGACGCAGCACGCCGTCAACGATCTCGGCGGTTTCCAAGAAAGCGTCGGCCGCTCCCCCGGCCGCTGTGCGCCCGTCGTTCCATGTGATCGGGTCACCGATAGCGGTGCCGGTCGATGCCTGCCCGTGGATCGTTCCTTCGGCCATCTGGGCGAAGTTGCTGAACGCGTACAGGCCGGTCGCTGCGCTGTCCTGACCGCGTGCGTCACCGCCGACGGTTTCCCATTCGCCCGTGTACGAGTTTGACAGGCGCACCTCGACCAGTGCGCCAGCGTTGATGATCGACTCGTATGAGCTATCGACGGTGCCAGAGGCGTACACGCGAAGCTCGACACCGGAGCGGCTGTCGACAAGCGCACTGGAGATGTTGGGGAACCCGTGATCGACAGTCGTGACGTACAGCTTGTTGCGCTGGGAGGCGGGGACGACGATCGACGGCGCTCCGATGTGGTAGCGGGCAGCGGCACTCATCGCGTGCGCTGTCCCGGTCCCGGCGACCAGTTCGACCACCTCATGGGCGAGCATCGCGCCAACACAGCGGACACGCGCCCACCGGCCCGGACGATCCGGCAGGCCGTACAGCGTGAACCACGGGAAGCGGATGAGGATGGGCTCAGTCATTCTGGAACACTCCCGAGATGGTGCCAGCGAGATAGTCGCCGGTCTGGATCACACGGCTGACCGCGTTGCCGTCGGCGTCGAGGATGGCGCCGGTTCGGTCAACGAACCCGACAAACGGGAGCCCGCCGATCTGCCCGTGAACCTGCGCCCGCGAGTTCGGTGTCGACCATCCCCAGTACCAGTTGTTGAACTCTGTGTCGAGCGACTGGAACACCTCGCGCACCAGAAACTGGGGGGCGCCCGTGCCGGGGGTGGCGACGGTGACTTCGGCGTAGAACGTGATGGTCGCGTCGGCCCAGTAGGTGTCGGTGCGGGTCACATGCCCGTGGACGTTGCCGCTGGCCGACTCCCCGAAGTCGGCGTCGGGCTGCACCCACGGCTGCGTCGACAACGACTCGTAGTAGTAGATGGCGACGGGCACCTCGACTGCGCCCGTCTCACCGTTCACGCTGTCGACCGCGCCGCTGCCGCCGTTGACGGTGACCGGGCCGATGTTCGTCACCCACGCCACAGACGGGTCATCAACCGAAGTCCACGTCACCGTCGCAACAGTCGTCGTCCACTCAGCCATCAGACACCTACCGCGATCTGCGCGACAACCGACAAGGTGTGCGCCAGAATGGTCGTCACATCACCGCCGATTTCGCATTGGACTTCTAGCTGGTAGTCGCCGGGGTCCAACGTCGAGGTGACAGCGTCGTCTATGTGCCACGCGAGTTCACCAGCGTCGAAATTGACGGTCACGGTGATGTTCGCTGTGAAGTCATCGACCGTCTCCGACGACGCGACAAGGGTCGCGTCCTCATCGACACCGGCACGGACCTGTACCAGCACCGTCGCATCGTCATAGGCCGACACGTCATCGGTCGTTGTCCACGACCAACGCCAGTCGTCACCCCTGCGACGCGTCCACAGGGCGCGTTCTGATGCGGCCGACATCAGACGTCAGGAGAGGTCGAAGTGTTCAGCGTCGCTAGACCGGTGCCAAGCACCGCCGACGCCACACCGACCCACAGAACCGTCTGCTCTTCGGTCGCGACGCCATAGGCGACGACGAGCGGCTGCACGGCCAGCAAGATGCGGTAGATCCAAGCGCGAGTTGCTTCATTCATGGTGACCTCCAAAGGCCAGTTTGTTCTGTGTATGTGACGGCGCGAACTAGAAGCCGCCTATTCGGCGACTGTTTCGCCGAGCATGTGAAGATGCCCCCACCCGGCAGCGGACACGCCGGAACCAACAACCAGCGAACACACACCGGGCGGCGAATGCTCGCCCGACTTGTTCCGCCACCAGTCCGAGCCGCCGTCCAACGCCGGTACCTGCACCCAGCCGACAGCGCCCCACTGGGCGACACACAAATGGTGGTAGTGACCCGAAATCAGTAGGTCGCAGTCGATCAGTTTACCGAGCGCCTGATCGGACAGCCACGATTTCGCTTTGCGTTCAGCGGTCGCACCAGAGCCGAACAGGTGTCCGTGGGTCCATGTGACGGCGGTGCCGCACACATCGAGCGTCACAGCTAGTTCGTCGTGCGGGATCACAAACGACACATGACCGTAGGCGTCAGGGTTTTCGCTGAACGCCTCAGCGATCTGTTCAAACAAAGCGACATCATCGTTGTCAGCCAAATCGGTGAACGCTTTGCCGTTCGCACGGTTCTCGCCGTGGTTCCCTGCCACCGCTACGACCACAACCTGATCCGCGAGTTTCGCCGCCGCGCGTATCACTTCCGCTGCGAGACGGCGAGCAAGTTTCACCTGATCGCGACGGTTCAACTCGACAGTGAAACACTGCATAGCGTAGTGATTGTCGCAACCTTCGATCATGTCGCCGACACCGGCCACATAGATCACACCGACAGGGACACCCACACGTTTGAGATCGCGCACCCTGCCGCGCATATCTATGATCGCCTGACGAACACGGCCGATCAGACCCAACGTGCCGTCGCCGTCACGCTTACCGGTCTGCCAATCCGACAGATTGATAACGAGAGCGTTATCACCGACTGACAGCTTCGACGCACGCCGATCCTTACCGATAGCAGCAACGAGGTCAGACAGGTCGACCGAACCGATATGGGTGCTGCGCGGCTGAAATCTTGCTTTGTAGTAGTAAAGCCAGTGCGCTTCGCCGTCTGCCCACGCCTGCCACGACCGCATTTCCACGGGGGCAAGAATCTCGTAGCGTTCCGGTTCCAACCCGAAATGGGCGAAGATGCCCGCCCACTCTGGTTCGGTGCCAGCGGGCAACGGTTCAGTAACTATCTCACCGGCACCTGCTGCCGGGTCGAAACGGACACCGGGTTCCCAACCCTTCGGCAAAGACTGCCGTTCCCGTTTCACCGACGGCAACACACTCGTTTGCAGCAATGCGTCGTCACGCAAACTCACGGTCGAGGCTTCCGCCTGAACTCTTGCACTTGTTTCTCAGCGATCCGAACGTCGAAAGCGTCAGACAGCACACGGGCAACGACAGTGTGTTCCACCCGTGGCTCGCCGTGCAGAAGGTCATCAACTTCGGCAAGCTGGTCGGCGTCGAGTCGCGCCCTAAGAATGCCGATCGCTGACTTGTCAGACTTCGCCGCGATAGCGGCAGCCTTGTCACGAAGCGAAGTCACTGTGCAACCACCTCAAAATCCAATAGCCGAAGTTGGATCGTCAGGTCCGCACCGACAGGGGTCCGCAAGTTGTGGCCTGCGACCGCTGATGTCTTGTCGTTCACACGGCACCCGTGAAACCGCAGAGCGAACACCACAGCCCGGTCATCGGCGGTCACGCACTCGGCTAGGAGACGCTTGTACGCCGTGTCGGTCAGCCGTAGGCATTCACCGGAACGCAACGGATGGGTCGGGTCTGTGCCATCACTCTTGAACGTGCCGGGAACCCGATCGGGCGAGTAGTTCCCCGCGACCGACAAGGCGAGCGAATGACGCACACCACCGGCACCGCGTCGCAACTCGTCCACCGTCGGGGTCATCGCCCAGATGGGGACACCGCCACCCGACATGCTGCGGGTCTGTGTCCAATGCTGCGTGGTGTCCCACATCCGTACCGAGTCGGCGCGCCACCAACCGAAGAACGTCGGCCCCAGCGACGAAATCTCCCAATAGGTCGAGCTGGACTGGCCGAACCACTGGTCGTCACCGTTGCGAAGCGTCCACACCTTCGACGGCAGCGGCACCCGGTACCTGCCGAACTGGGTGAACGACACGACCGTCGTAGATGCTGTACCGGTGTTCTGCAACGGCATCGACGCCGACAACCTCACCGGGGCATCAACCTCACCGAGCCTGACTGTGCGAAGAATGTCGACCGGTGATTCGCCGATCACACGGAACCACGGCGGGTCGAACTGTGCCCAACGGGAGAACGCGATGGGCGGCACCGACGGCGGCGCACCTGTCACCAGCGACGGCATCGTTCAGCGCATCTGTCGTTCAAGCTGATCCCAGCGGCGCGACGAGATGTCAGCCTTGTAGACCTTCAACCCCTGCTTCACATAGGACTGCTCGACCAGCGGAACCTCGGCCGTTTCCAAGGTGTTGGCGAGCCCGCCCACGATGTGCATGACACCCTTGCCGGGGCATCTCAGAATTGCGTCCATATCGTCCTCCGCTTGGAGTAGTGGGATTGGTGGCGGCACCGTTGTCGGCACCAGAGGTTTCGTCCCTGTCAGGGCGTGACCAGCCAGCGCAGCGACAATCCATTGGGCCTGCGAACGCGACCCGGCAAACTCAAAATGCATCGGGTCTTTACGGCCTGACCAGTCGCCGCCGTACTCGAAATGCATATCGGTGAACAGGTCAACAATCCACTGCGGCAGGCGCTTCGATGAACCCAAAGGGAAGTCCTGAGCATTGACGTCAATGGCTAACCCCCAAGAATGATTACTCGGGGCGTTACGGCCGCGGATCGGACGATTGGCGTAGCTCCAGTCGTCATCCACATCTGCTGGCCCGTGGTCGATCAGGAACCCGCGACGCTCCACCTCGTCAATCAGATACCGGATGATCGGGGCGATGTCGCGGTGGACGGTGAACCGGGCGCCAGAGCGTGCCGCCCTGACAGTTGCCATGTCGGCCGACCGGTCAGTCGGCCAACCCGGCCCCCAACCCCGCAGATTCGCCGCGTAAGCCATCAGTCATCATCTCCGTCATGCCCGCAATGGATCGCGTTTGCTTCTAGCTCCAACAACAACATGTCGACCGACTCCCCAGCAGCAGCCCGCATCAGATACGAGATCAGCAACGACTCCGGGAGTTCCCACAGGTCGTCCGTCCCGTCGTCGTCATAGGGTTGCCCCCAGTCGACAAACGGGTCCGCCATGTCAACGCCGCCACGAATCAGGTGACACAACCGGCGTGATACCCGCCGCAGTGAGCTGTGCAGACAACGCCACCACCACACGGGTGAGTTCATCTATCCGTGTCTCCAACTCGTTGATCTTCGCTTCAAGACGTTCTTCGTTGCGGTCACTGCTGACCATCTGCCGCTCCACCAGCTTTGCCGCAGCCGCAACGATCACATCGGTCGCCTGCGCGTCCAGATGCAACGCCTCTGCGTGGGTCTTGCCCTTCGTCGCGAAGGCTGTCACCAGCGCCGTCACCGCACCGCCAGCGAGCGCGCCGATCAGAATGAACCAGTTGTTCACGGCGCCACCTCGTCGGCGTCAAGATGCGCCTGCAACGCCTCTTTGAGTTCGCGGTGGACATACAGCGACGTCAAAGCGGGCCACCACCACACCACCGGCCACGCAACAATCGACACGCCCCTAAACAAACTGCTCCAGTTCTGGACTGACACATCGCCGAACAACAGGAACAGGTAGCCGACCGCATACACGCCCGACAGAGACGCGACCGCGGCGTGAACCATCCGATAGCGGACCACACCATGCTGAGACGCCCGCCAGTTGATAACAGCCGACGCCGACACCATCGCCACGTTGACCAGCACCACAATGATTTCAGCAACCGAAAGCTGGCTCATAGTGGCTCTGTCGCCCAAATGCTGACCGACCCGTTGATGTGCGCCCCGTTGACCGTCGGTGCCACACTGATCCGCTGACCAGCCGCTAGGTAGGCTGGCCCGAAGATGTATTGGATGGCATAGGTGTACGGGTCGGACGTGCCCGACGTTTCGGGAACGATCGCGACGAGCGGCACCGGGGCAGGCCCGCCGTCGATCTGCAACGAGAAATGCGACTCGCCCTCCGACACCTGAGTCAAACCGCCAGCACCGTCGGGCTCGGCCCAATCACACTCGACAATCATCGCCCACAGCCGCACCGGTTCTTCCAAGGTGTACGGCTGCCAACCAACGGGCTCTTGCTCGTCGGTGTCCCAGAACTCGACTTCCAAATCCTCCGGGAGTGTCCACGACCACGACGTGAGCTTCACCGGGTCCAACCTGCCCGACGGGATGTTCGTGCCGGTGTCGATCACACGGGCCGACGCCTGCGACACACCGTTCTCAGCGATCAACCGTTCCACGACAGCTTCAGAACGCTTACGAGACAGCTCGTAGGGCGTCGAGAACACCGGCACGGTACGCAACCGGCCGTCATGCTGATCCAACTTGAAGCCGAGTTCGGTGACCCGCAACAGTTCGCCCTCGACATCGCAGTAGTCACCCGGTGCGGCTGCGAAGTTGAACATTGGGGTTGTTTCCACGATCACCGATTCGCCCGGTGTCGTCGCACCGTCGAGGTAGGCGGCGCCGATCTGTTCCAAGACCTCTGGTGTTTCGATCGGCCCAACCTGAACCGACCCGCCCGGCCGCGGGCCGTAGGCGAGCGTCGACAGGTCCGAGTCCATCAGGTACATGCCGCGGTCACGGACAAGCAGCACGTTGTTCTGAATGTCGAAGTTTTCTTCGACGGCATGGGACTGGAGGTTGCCTGCGGCAGTCGACACCGTGATCGGCTGGATCGTTCCGCGTGCCGCCCTATTGAACAAGCGGAGTTCGATACCGCCCGAGTTCGTCACCTCAACATCGACATAGCCCGAATCCTCCAGCTTCGACAGTGCGTCGCCGATGGTGCCGGTGGCGTCGAAGTCGATCTCAGGGATGCGGTCAGCCCACGCATCGCCGTTGGAGTCAAGGGTGCCGCTGAAGTCCCATGTCAGATCGGGGATTTCACCGCGGGCCTGTGCTTCGGCGAGTAGCACGTCCATGATTTCGCCTGCGGTGTGCCCGTACCCGGCGTCACCCAACTCCGGGTACGACAAGCACTTCCATGTGCCGTACTGATCGTCGTACTCGTCGTCCAACGGCAGGCCGGTCATAAAGATACGGGTCGTCATACCAGCGGACGAGGTGCGCCACGCCTCGGCCATCACCGCGGCTTTCGCCATCTCAAACAGCGGCACGTTCGTCTCGTTCGTGCCCTTCACGCCGTACCGGTACGTCCCAGCCTTCAGCAGCATCGGTGAACGGAACGGGTCCCAGAACGTCTGAGCCGGATACTTCGGTTCCTCGCGCTGTAGCTCTGCGCCCTCAAGGAAGTCCACGAACTTGTCGTCTGCGGTCACTAGGAACACGCACGTCGAGTCAATGTCCAACGTGAAGTCGCGGACAAACCAGCAGTCACCCGCCGCCATGTCGTCGGATTCGGTGATGCCCCACAGCCACTTGGCGTCGTTCGACGGCCAACCACGCGGCCGGGCAGGCTGGGTTTCTGTACGCAGTTGTACGACAGGTGTCGTCCACGCTGTCAGATCCTGCGTGGGTGACGCCGGGTTGAACAGGCGGCGACGTGTGATCGGCCGCTGATCCGCCACACCGTCCGACGCGACCGGCAGCCACGGGAGCACGCGGGCCCGGTCGAGGTAGCCGCGCAGCCCCTTGCCGGACACCGTGATCGTCTTATCGGAATCGTTCGCGCTGGACGGGACGATCACAGTGCGCTTCTTGTCGATGCTGAACGACAGCGGCACACGGCCCTCGTCGTGAACCTGAACGATTCTGCCGCCCGTCAACTCGGCGACATCAGGATGGTCGTGGTCAACGACGACCGATCCCTCGCCGACACCTGTCAGCAAATCTTTGCCCGACACGTCGCGCACCTGTCGGTCATCAGTCAGGTTCACAACCGGCGTCGTGTTGTCGTCCTCAAAGACGATCACCTCGACAGCCATCAGGAGCCGGTCGGCGCGAGTTCGCCGTCCACGATCGTCACCGACATCACCGCGTTGCACTCAAACAAGCCCTCGGAGAACTTCGGAGGCCCGACCTGCACGCGGCCCTCGTACTCGGAGCCGTCCACGTCGATGACGTTGCAGTCGATGCACCCGTCGGCGTCGCGGGTCGCACGGAAGTACGCGGCGGCGAACAGACGCTTCACCGCAGCCAACCGCTCCGCAGCGTTCGCATAGGTGTCACCGTCAGGGATGTTGTTGCCGGTCACAACGAACTGAAGATCGACCGTCTGCTGGTCGTCATAGGTCGGGCGTGGCAGCACACCGTCAACCCCGGCGAGCGCCACATTCTCTGAGCGTTGCGGCGCGAACGACAACAACTCCTGCGGGTTCAAACAGAACCACGACGACGTCGACAGGACGTTCCCACCCAACGTCACCGTCATGTACGGGTCAGAATCGAAACTCATACCGACGCCCCCAAGAACACGGCACTGTTCGTCACCCGCACCAGATCCTCCGCAGACGGCCGAGACTTCGCCTCAACGACTGTGTAATCGACGTTCACGCCGCCCCCTGCGCTGATCGCTGGCAGCGGTGTGTCGCCGACAAGCCCGCCCATCGCGAACCCCGGCACATAGCCCTTGTTCAGCTTGTCCAAGAAATCGACGCCAAGACTGCGGGTCGCCGCAGCGGTCATCACATACTCGCCGTTCGACAAGTTCGCCATGATCGAATCCGACGTACCCGTACCCGGCCCCGAGACATAGCCGCCCGTAGCGAAACCGGGGATGATCGCACCGATGATGTCCGCTGCGACATCAATGCCGACACCGAACGCGTCAGCAACGTTGTCGATGAAATCGGCGACATCAATCGCGATGTCCAGCAAGAACGGGGCGGCGGTCGACAACGCCAAACCGAACGCGTCGACCGCTTTCTGCGCGGGGTTTGTATCGCCGTTGATGATCTTCCACGCCTGAGCTGCGGGATCTTCGACGCCGATCTGGAAGTTTCTGACGGCCGTTTCTGCCGCGCCAACATTGCCGTCGATGGGTGTGATCGCCGGAACGTTGACCTCGCCGCGACGCCAAGCGTCAAGTTCTGCGGTTGCTAGCTGCGGATTGGCCCCAGTGTCGACAATGACCCACTTGCCCTCTTCGGTTTGACGCCACTCAGCGACGATCAGATCGGCCTCTGCAGTGTCCGTTGTCGCAGGAACCAGCAGCGGTTCGCCTGTTTCGTTGTCGGTCACCCACGTCGCAAGGAAGTTCTCGGCGTCGGCAACGTCGACAGCGACCGGGTAGTCAATCGGAGGAAGGTTCGCAGGGTCCAACGCCGGGGGCGGCGACGCCCCCGGACTCAATCCGGGAGTAGTCACACCGGGGATCTGGAACTCGGGGAGCCCGTTCGTGAACTGCTCCAGAATCGCAGCGACACCTTCCCAGTTCTTGTCGGCCACATTCAGGTTGATGAGATTCAACACTTCCTGCGGGATACCGATTTCGGCGGCAGCCAACAGATCCATATACAACTGAACCTGAGTGATCGCCTCTTCCAACCCTGCCAGTCGAATGTTCGTCTCGACATCAGCGCCTGAGAGCTGCAAAAGGTCGTCAATGTACCGCTCAACCTCGGGACTGGACGGGTCGAGCCCGGTCAGTTCGCTGATGAACCCGCCAATCTCAGCGCGCAACCCAGCGGCAGCCTCGCGGGCGCCATCGAAATCGCCTGCGGCGATGAAGCTGGAGATGACATCCTGCGCCTTGTCGCCAAGGTCGATCACGGCCTGCAAGCCACGTTCCTGATCTTCGGTGTACCCGCCGAAGGCGGCGGTCGCCACATCGAACGCTTCGGGAAGGTCGAGAGTGTCCTTCTCCAGTTGGTCGAGAGCGTCCTGAGCGGCAGTAATCGCAGGCTGATCCACCGACACCCCAACAGGAATGTCAATCGGGTTCGTCGCAGCGAGAGCAGCAAGCTGGTCAGCAGCCCCCTCAAAGTCACCGGCCTCCACAAGCCCGATCACCGTGGATGCCACGTTCGCCGGGATGCGCCCCTCCAGCAACTGTGCGTAAGCCTGCAACTTCGCCTTGGACTCTTCGATCCCCGACACTTCGATCGCAGTCTCAACCTGTTCAGGGGTGAGCCCCATCGCGTCGAGATACTTCTTGATCTGATCCTCGTTCAGCCCGAGCTGCCGGAAAGTTTTGACGTACTCGTCGCGCAACCGGGACGCCTCGTTACGAACCTCGGCATCGGTCTTGCCTGATTCGATCAGTGTTGCGAGATAGTCAGTCGTCGCTTCGCCGAGAGCGAGGATGCCTTCGACGGCGCGCTGCTGACGTGGCTTCAGCTTGCCCAGCGACACCGCCGCCAAATCCAAATCGGCAGGCAAACCCTTGATCGACTTGCGGGCGGTCTTGTAAGCGTCGCCGAGTGACAGGGTTGAGCCGATGGTGTCGTCAAGGGACGAAGAGTTTTCGATCGACTCGCGGAATCCGTTTGCCGCCGCAGCAGCAGCCTCAGATTCAATCTCCAAGATCCGCAGCGCCGGGTTCAACCGGTCAATGGCATCGGTCAGACCGTCAGTTGATAGCGCGGCGTCGCGCATCTCCGTGGCGATCCGATCCTGTTCCTGTGCGATCTTGCGCGCACGCGACGAGATGTCCTCTTCGGACTCCTGTAGCCCCGCGTTCTCCCGTGCTTCGCGCAACGTCTGCGAGAACCCGATCCCAGCGGCAAGCTGGTCGTCGGCCGCACCAGCGTTCTCGACCGCTGTCAGGTAACGCTCCGCCGCAGCAGCCGCGGCGTCGATCCCGACCGACGCCAACTTGCCTGACACCTGAGCCAACTTCAGTTGCTTTACGAATTCGGCGGCGCCGATCGAAGCACCGTCCAGCGCGCCCCCGAACGCTCCGACATCGGCAGCAGCCTCGTCGGCCGCTGCACCGGCCCGTTCTTCGCTCGCACGGGCCAGTTCCAACGCGTTTGTGTATTGCTCAACCGTCGTCTCAATCTCCGCTGCTGGTGCTTCGCCGAAGATCCCGCCTTCCTGATTGGCGGGACGGTCGATCACCGAACGCAGGTTCTCAATCTGCTGCTCGGCCTGCTCAAACTCCCCGGCGCTAATCAGTTCCTGAAGGCCGCGCTGCAAATCCTTGATGGAAGCAGTGACGCCGCCGCCAAGATCAACGTCGTTGACCGGGTCGGCAAGACTGTTGATAAACCCGAACAGCCCTTCCTTACTCTTTGCGTTGCCAGCGGCACCGAGCTTGTCGAGCTGCTGCGTGATCGACGCACCCGCATCAATCGTCAACAATTCGTCCAGAGCGGCCTTCGCGTCCGGGGCACCCGTCGCGACATCAAAAAGTGCGTCGGCCACAAGGGCGACACCAGCCGCGATCGACGCCCACTTCACAGCCCTTGCCGCTGCACCAGCAGCGGACATGCCGACGCCAGCAGCGCGACCAGCAGCCCCAGTAGCTGTAAGAGCCACAGCGGTCGTCTCAGTAGTGGTGGTCGCGAGCGCCATGCTTGTCGACATCGTCGCCGTAGAACTCGCCGTCGTTGTCGCTGCGACAGCCGCAGCACCAGCCGACGAAGTGAACCCGACCAGCGCGGTGATCGCACCGCCGACAGCGGTCGACAACAGACCAGCAAACGCCGACAGCGGACCAACCGAAGCAGCCAGAACGCCCGTCGCGATCGCAGCGGTCTGCACAGGCTGCGGCAACTTGCCGAACGCTTCGGCCAACACGCCGACACCGTCAATCAGCGGCTTCGCTGCTTCCAGCAGATCGGCCAGAGCGGGGGTGATTGAGTTGCCCAACTCAATCCCGACATCGTTCAGCCGGTTCTTCGCAATCTCAACCTGAGACGCGGTCGTTGCGTAACGCTTTTCTGATTCTTCGATCAGCGCTGTGTTCTCTTTGATCGCACGGGCCGACACGTCGTATGCCTTGCCGAGCTGATCTTGGCTACCAGCGAGACGCTGGACACCGTCCTTGACGCGGACATCAGCCAACCCCAGTTCTTCCAGAATGGGGGTCGTTGTGGCCGCTTCCGAACTCAGCTTGCCGAGCCCGATCGTGAACGCGTTGATTGCTTCAAATGGCTTGTTGTCGAACAGCTCGGTGAACTTCTGCGAAGTCATACCGGCTATCGCTGAGAACGTTTCCAACTCTGCCGAGCCGGTGCCGACAGCGTCATTGATCCGCTGGAACACCCGTGAGAACGCTGTGCCGCCAGCCTCTGGCATGATGCCGACCGACGCCAACGCCGTCGAGAAAGCAAGGATTTCTTCGGTTGTCAGACCGATGATCTTGCCCTGACCAGCAAGCCTAAGAGCGAACTGGAGGATCGGACCTTCAGTCGTAGCAAAGTTGTTGCCAAGGTCGGTCAGCGCGGCACCGAAGTTATCAATCTCATCCGCTGGCATCCCGGTGATCGCTGAGAACTGGGCGATCTGAAGCGCAGCAGTCTCCGGGTCGAGCCCTTCCAGCGACACGCTCAACCGGGTGACGGTGTCAGCGAACGACAACAACTGGTCATTGGGAATACCGAGCTGGCCTCCGAGTTCAACGATCCGGGCGATGCCCTCGACTGGGATCGGAGCGCCGGTTGCCAACTCTCGGATACCAGCAGACAACTGTGCGAACTCTGCCTCTGTCGCATCGACAGTCTTACGGACACCAGCGAACGCTGTTTCAAAGTCGATCGCGGCCTTCGCCGACAGCACACCGACCGCGGCCAACGGGATTGTGACACCAGCGGTCAGGCCCGTACCAACAGCCGACAGACCAGCGCCAGCAGAAGTAAACCCCTTCGCGAACGCAGCGCCACTGGCAACACCCGAAGCGGCAGCAGCCGCTTCGATCGAACCGAACTCGGCCCCGGCCCCAGCAGCGATCGCTGTAGCAGCCGACGACCCTTCGGACGCGGCAGAGGCGCCGCCCCCGGTAGGGGCGGCGCCTGTCGCCGTAGGGGTGGCCTGCGCGTTCGCCGCAAACCCCTTCGACCATGACTTACCGGCGTCAGCGCCGAACTTCTCAAACTTCGACGCGTTCTGGCCTGCCTCGGCACGCAACCGCGCGTAGAACTTATCGAAGCTGGGCAGCAACTGGACATAAGCGACTGCAAGATCGTTACCTGTCGCCACCAGTCACCTCTTTCCGTTGCTCGCGCAACGCGCGTACCCGCGCTTCGTTACGTTCACGATCCACACGTTCACGTTCCAACTGGGCAAGCGACTTCGGACGCGGGAGCGGTTTCGGCCTAGAGCCTTTACCGCCACCGCGCTGCCAGTTCGCCCCATTCAGAACGTCAATCACACCGGCCAACAAAAAGTCTGTTGTTGTCCACGACCCGTACTCGGCACCGACAATCTCACGCACCGTCGCCGATTCAGGCGGCAGGTTCGCGATCAGGACACCGAGCCGACGCCACGACAACCGGTCGGTCCCTAGGTCGCAGTGCAAGTCCAGATTCCAGAACCTCAACAGGTCGGACTCTAAAGCCCCCTCGTACCGTCCTAGGAAGTCGAGGAGGCTTCCGATTCCCCCTTGGTCAACTGGTACCGCTCTTGGAGAAGGTGAGCGAACAATGCGCCGGTTCCGCCGCCAGCAACAAACTTGTCCCAGTTCGCCTTGCCCATCATCTCACGGCCAAGATCAACGTCGTTCTTGGTCGGGTCAACGAGAATCTGACGGCACTTATCGGACCACAACTCGGGGGGGTCGATCCGCAGAACGGAGTCGTCGTCCAACACGACTTCGATCGCGCCCTTATCAATCAGGCGCTCGCGCACCTCTGACAGACGCAGCTTCGGCACTTCACTCATAGCGTGGGCTCACTTTCGTTAGGCGTGGGCTACGGAAAAAGTTGAGGGGATGGAGCGCCCACGCCAAGGAACTCCATCCCCCCAGAACTACGACGATCAGGACGGAGCGATAGCGCCGGGATCGTCAGTGATCTCAATGGAGAAGTACGTCTCGTCGTTGTTGTCGGTCGCGCCGAGCATGTCCACAACCATCGGGACGCCAGCCATCTCGTTATCGGACAGCGACGCCGAACCAGCGATGGTCACCTGAGCGCGCGGGATAGCGATGCGCTTCGTGATGTCACCGTCGGTCAGCTCCACAACCATCGCGACCACAGCAAGGCCAAGGTTCTTCGGGCGCACGGTACGGGTGGTGATACCCGTAGCGGTAGCCGAATCCGAGCCGGGGTAAGCCAACTGGAACACGATGTCCGAATCTTCCAAAGCAGTGAAGTTCAAGGTCTGCTTTGCCTTAATGCTGGTCTTACGGATGTAAACAGAACCGTAAGCGTAATGGTCAGTATCATCACTTGACCATTCCAGCGAAATAGCGTCATCCTGAGAGATGTAACCAACCGCATCAAACGCTCCATTGAGCGCCGAAGCGATGTTGGTCGGGAGGGTAGTGCCCTCCGGTGCGGTGTAAACATCCGCGCTTGTCCAAATGCGGACGTTTTCAACAGTTCCAGCCACTTTGACCTCCAAGGTCAGCCGTCATGCGCTCAAAGACGCGACGGATAGGGGTGTCTCTTGCGGCGTGGGACTTCTCGACCGCCATCGGGACGGTCTTTCAAGCACCCCTATGGGGCGTTTGATCTTTGTTAGGAGCCGGTGTCGAGGGTTGCCCCTCTGACAGCTACGACCACCTGAAAGCTGTAACGATCCTGCGATGACGCAGGATCAGGGTTTCGGGACGGCCCGGACAGTTCATCGACCCGTCCGACAGCCCCGCCTTCGCTCATCGTTCCTCGCATCGCGTTGATGCGAGCCCTGACGATCTGAGCGAGGTCGTGAGCGTCACGATCTGATGTTGACCAGCAGTCGACAGCAAGATGTGCTGAGTCCTGAGCAATGTTGGCGCGGGGACCGCCGACGCGTTCCACGACAACGAACTCTGTCGGCCGCGGGTTCGGCACCGACGAGAACACGTCGATGTCGTAGCCGTCGTCAGGCAGCGTGTTGAGCAGACCGTCGATCACCACTGCGGCACTGTCGGGGAACAGAACGGGGTCGTTCACAGCGAACGCCTAGGGGTCGTGCGGGCAGCAGCAAACGCCTTCGTCAGCTTCTTGTCTGACGCTTCAGCAGCCTTCGCTGTGTCAGACGCGGTGAACACCTGCACCCGGACACGGTCGCGTGTCATGTCACGCTTCACGGCGTGACCCGGACCAGCACTGTTCTTAATCTTCTCGGCGATACGAAACAGGCGGTCCTGTGTCTCGCCAAGTTTGATGATGCGACGCGCTTCCTTGAAATACTCGGGAGGCGCACCGAACGGAATCGGGTTCTCAGCCATCAGCCCTCCACCAGCCGTAACCGTGCTTCGGTGTGATGCTCGCCTCGCGGCGTCCACGCCGGGTTCGGGTGGCCGACAACATCGAACAGCATGACGCCCCACACCACACGGTCGCCGGGGGCAATGTCGGTTGTGGCTGCTGTTTGCAGCACCCATTCGGATACGTCACCGGAACGGGTGTCGCGAACATCGCTGTTGGTCATTTGGGCGACCCACCCGGTAGCGGCGGTTTCGGTGGCGTTAGCCCAGTCCTTCACCACATCCGACCCTCTGCCGGTTGTGGTCGCTGGTCGAACAATGGTGACATCGTGGATCAGGAACGATTCGATTCCCACGACACCTCCATCAGAATTCCGCGGATCAGATCAGGTCGGCGTGCCGCGTTCAGGTAGCGGCGCATCAGGTGCTTGCTCGCAAGCGACCCTGTGGCCCTGTCAAGGCGTGGCTGGGATGGGTGCCACAGGTGGACAAGGTCGGCGTTTCCTCGCCACGGGAGGCCGTACAGCGATGTCAGAGCGGCGTCCCACGCCACATCCTCATGCCCCCACCCAACGAACCGCGGGTCAGGCATGCACGCCTCAATCACAGCCCGGTTCAGCACGACGACACCGCCAGCGCACTGCCCGTTGTACGGCTTGCAGTCACGATTGTTGCTGCGATCCAACGGCAGGCCACGCCACGGTTCCCCGCCGATCATTCTGACCGTTGCACAATCAGACAGGCGATGCACTTTTAGGTGCGGGACCGCCCACGGAGTGTCCGCTTCCAACGCCCCGGTGGGATCAACCCACACATCGGCATCAGCGACAATGACCTTGTCGCCCGACGCCCTGTCGAGCCCGTCTCGTACCGCCGTCCCTTTCGACCACGGGCCGGTGCAGACACCTTCGATGACTTCACCGAACCGTTCCCACAACGGGCGGAGATACTGCCAGTTGCGTTCCCGGAACTCGCACCCCGGCTGCCACGGGACAATGACCGAAATCACAGGACAGGGTCGAACACCAGATCCGGTGTCGGAGTCGCCACCCAGAACCAGTCGCGAAACACGTCATGCAACGCCTCTTCACCGTTCGCAGCGGCGAGCGCACCGTAGTCACGCCAATGCTTCCCCATGTCCTCAGGAAGATCGGTCGCTGCGTAAGCCTCGGCACCGTTGATCGCCTTGCGAGCAAACTGCTCAGGCGACCGGTACGGGAAATGCCGAACCTGCAACCCTGAAGTCTCTGGATGCGGGTCGGTGTAGTTCGCCCCATGATTGCCCTGATGGATCACCAGATCGGGAGCGGTGCGGCACGCAACCTTCGGCAACGCCGCAGGCTGTATCCGACGCCACGACATCGCCGCGACCGGAGACAACCCCGGAGGGTCATCACCCGTCGCCACATGGTCGTACAGCTCGGCGGTCACGACCGGCCAATGCTCCACCGTTTCCAGCACGTCGCCGATACGCCCGTCGGGGTGGAACCACCACTCGTCGGCGTCAAACGGGACGATCCAGTCGGCATGATGTTCAAGGCGGGCAAGGTGCGCTAGCCGGGTCATCTTTTCCGACTGGAAATAGCCGCGCTCAGGGTCGTCAATCACATGCACCGGCAGGCCGTCAAGGATCTCGCGGGTGCCGTCCACGCTGCGGTTGTCCGCAACGATGACCACATCAACCTGCGTCAGCATGTGCCTGACGGTCGTTTCGATGATGTCGGCCTCGTCGCGCACCATCGACACGGCTGCTGTAATCATCAGTACCCCGTCCCAGCTCTGTGATCGCCGATGTGATGAACCTTCGGAGGATCAGTGCGCCGACCCCAGTAGCCGAACCTCGTCGCCGGGTTCTCACACAACTTGATCCCGAACACGCCTTCCGAATGGTCGCCCTCAGGCCAACCCTTCGCGATCAACGTCGTCCGGTACACCGACGGGTTCGTCGTGAAAAACCGGCGATGTTCCAACCATTCGCTGATGCCGTCGGAGCAGTCGGTGTAATCGTCGGGGTGTTGCTCAATGATTCCGCCTGCGGCACGCTCGGCGTCGTTCCACGGCTGCCGTCGCAACGCCAACTGCACCAGCGACGGGTTCCGGTCCAACACCCGTTCCATGAGGTAGAGCGGCAGAGGCTCGTTGAACGTGAAGTCATCTTCCAGATGGAACACGAACTTTTCGGTGCGGCGGCGAAGATGTGTCCACGCCGACCGGATCGCCCCACCGAACCCTTGACGGGTTGGCTGACCGATCACTTCGAAATCGGGGAACGCTCCGCGCAGGTAGTCGCGGTGTGCTTCGTCGCCCGTGTCGTCATGGATCACTTTGTAGGTGATCTGGCCCAACAGGTTCTCGCGGGCCGATTCGATCGTCTGGTCAATGCAGTCAAGGCGACCGTCGGTCATCACCAACAGGATCATGCTGCGAGTCCGTTCGCTGATGCGATCGCCTTGTGTGCCGCCAGACGCTTCTCGCGTGACGCCCCGCGGTTACGGGAGTCAGGACGGACATGCGCCCGGTAGACGGCCTCTGGGATCGCCTCAAAGGAAGCCCCGGCGAGGTGGCAGCGCAGCCACAGATCCCAGTCCTCAGACCAGTCGAAATCGCGCCACCCGCCAACCTTACGAACAAGATCGGCGCGGACCAGCGAACCGACGACCAGCCAGTTCCCGTCGACCAGACACTCGGCCACACACTGATGGGTGTGACCCGCAACAGCGGGCATACCGGGCTCTCGGAGCCGGTGCTGACGCACATACCGCACAGACGGAGCCCGCACATCCGCGGTCCCCGCGGCCATCGCGTCGAAGTAACCGGCCTCTAGTTCGTCGTCGGCGTCCAAGTGGCACACCCACTCAGTCTCAACCTGCGCCAGCGCACCGTTACGGGCGTCGTGAAGCGTGTCGGCGTGACAGGTCACCACCGGGACACCCAGAGCTTCAGCGGATGGCACAGCGCGTTCAGCGGCCAGACGAGGCCACTGGTCGCCACCGAATGTGGCTACAGCAACCGTCACGTCCACAGGTGCTTCCTTTCGGCGTAGACCCGCTTACCGAGACGCATCCTTCTGCGTTGCATCCGATACAGCCGATCGGACGGCGCCTTATTCCAGTTCGGATGAAGATGCTCGACATGCGAATCCTCGGCGAATGCCCACATGCCACGGAACATCGCTGTCTGAACGAACTCGTCGTCCACGAACTCATGGTGGTAGCCCTCATGGAGAACCACACCCGGCTCGTCAATCGTGCCGAACTTGTCGACGTACTCTCGGGTGACCAGCGAGTGCGTCGAATGGTCACCGGCCATCACACGCTTAGAACCAAGATCGTTCGTTCCGACGACACCGACTGTCCCGTCGAGACGCGCTGTGGCAGCCTCAAACCAGCCGGGAAGGAACCGGATGTCACACGCACCCGTGAACAACAACGGTTCGTCGGTCAGCTTGTAACCCATGTTGATCTTGCGGGCATAATCGCCCGGCATCGGCCCGCCAACCTCAAAGTAATCAAACCCGGCGACCTCTTTAATCACATCGGCGTCACCAGCAGTGCAACCGAAAATGATGTGGGGGTCGGGCGTCGTCGCCTTAATCGACTCGACCAGCGGCGCAACCGTATGTGGCCGTCCCAACATGGGGACGATAATCGCTACCCGTCCGATGGTTGCGGCCACGGGCCCATCGGCAGTTCTTCGCCGCCGTTGTCGACCGTCATGTAGACGTCGTCGGCGTCGTATTTGCGGTACGGGGTTTGCAGTTCGACCGAACCGATCAGCACGCTGCCAGCGGCCTTACGCACCAGCCGCCGTTCCTGCTTCGTCAAATACAGATCGGATGACGAGTTTCCGTACTCAGCCCGATAGTTCACGACCGATTCTGCGGTCAGCCCCATCGGGTTCTGCAACGATCGTTCAACGACCTTGCAGCAGATCATTCGGATGATGTCAGGGACACCGTCAAGGTTGCCGTCGGTGTCGACCCAGTCCTCTCCGGCTTCGGTGCGGATCAGGGCCGACGCGTAGGCGAGCAGTGCCCGCGCCCGGTCATCATCGTTCACGCTGCCGACTAGGGGCAGCAGATCGTTGAGTGACGCGAGCGCGGGCAAACTCATCAGGAAGCGCCGTTGAAGTTGATCTTCACCGCGCGGACGTTGGTGGAGCCGTTGTCCTCGACGGAGGTGCAACCAGCGAAGCTGGACACGACGGAACGGTCACGCAGGTACAGCGCGTCGTAGTCGCGAATCCAGCGCATCGCCAGACCCATGTCCGACAGGCGCGACCCGTAGGTGACACCGTCGGGCACGACCGGCGCGACGTTGACAAACGCGAACGCCGTCGGGTGGTACGCGATCGCCGTCTCGGGGTCGAGGGCGTTGGAGCCAACGATGGTGAAACCGGCAAGGCGGGCGATGGTGGCCTCGCGCAGCGCGGTGGTGGCGATGCCGTCACCGGACGAGTCGACGCGGTTGAACTTGTCGTCCAGCAGCATCTCCGTCTCCACGTCGGAACCGACGAGAAGGATGCGTCCCTCGCGAGGCACGTTGGCGTCGTTCAGTGCCTGACGGGCCTGCACCAGCGTCTGCCACAGGTCATCACCGGAGTCAGCGATGCTGATGGTGGTGCCGTAGGTGGCAGTCTCCATCACGGAGACGATCAGATCCTCCAGACCGCGGGCGATGCCCTTGACCTGCGGGGTCAGCACCTGCTCGGCGAAGTCAACGATGTCCAGCGTGAGCTGCTCATCGGTGATCGCCGCAGCGTGGTAGATGTCGTGGTCGAGAACCACCGGGACCGAAGTCTCGGTCAGGTCATCGACAACGATCGGGCTCGACCGGTTGTTGCGGAAGTCGTACTCGCGCGACGTCGCGACGGCAGGGAGACGCAGGGTCACCGTGTCGTTCTTCGCGCCGCGGAACTCCGCGTCGGCGTAATTCCACACGACGCGGGGCACAACAACCTCGCGCTCCAGCAGCTTCAGCGCCGTCCGGTTAATAACCTCTGGCTTCAAAAATGTATTCGCCACGGTGACCTCCTAGGTCTATGGATTTGGCCGCTTCGCCACCGTGGCGGTGAGCGTGCGGGGGGTTACCAGCGCCTGACTCGGTCCGCGATTGCGTCGTAGTCCGGTTCTGGTTCGGCGCCAGAAACGGCACCGGGGACAAGCTCCGAAGGACGCCGCTTGGGCGCCGACGGTGGCTCGTCGGACGGGGAAGCGAACGCTGCGACGATTTCGTCAGCGTCAGCTTCCAGTTCTTCTACGGTCGAACCGACCAGACGCTTTGCCTGTGCCGCTGTAAGACCCTTTGCAGCAGCGACCTGAACTCGCATCAGTTCGCTTTCCGCCTGAGCGGCACGCGTTTCTGCATCGGTCAACCGGTCGGCCAGCTTCTCGCTGTCGGACTTTTGTGCGTCCTCAATCTCCCGAAGCCGTGTTTCAAGCTGCTGACGCTGTTCTCGTTCACGCTTCAGGTCGGAAAGGACACGCTGCTTCGACTCGTCCGACTTGAAATCGTCAGACGGAGCCGGGTCTGCTGTCTGCTCTGCTGGCGCGTCCGTCTCGGACGCGTCGATGTCGGTGTCACCCATCTCGGGTAACCCCCTTTGTTGTTTGTTGCCTGACCCTCTCGGTCAGACGGAGGCTTCACGCGTGAGCCGTGACAGCTCTGCGCGGAAAGAGTTCAAGGTGCCTGTACGGGTCCAAATGTCTTGGAACTCGGCGGCACGACCCGGTAACGGGTCATCTTTGGAGTAGACCGGCTTCGCGGTGCAAGCGCAGTGGTCGTGAGCCCGAAAGTCGTTGACGGTGCGCCCGTTCTTGTCCTTGCGGACAAACACCGACTTTTTGCCGCTCTTGCCGAGCGCAGCGCCCTTCGATTTGAACGGGCGGTACTGGACCCCGCGGGAAGCGAGCATGGCGCAGAAAGCGCACGGGTTGCCGTCGGTGACCCGCACCCACCCGATAACCTTTTTGTCTGCCGACGCTGTTCGTAGCGTTGAGTCGCGGCCACCGTCCAGCGACGTGCGTGAAGCGACTCCAGCGACCTTTGTTCCTGTGGTCGCTGGCACGTTCGCACGACCCAAAGCCATACCGCGGCCAGCTTCGCCCGGACCCATGATCCGAAGGCTTTTCAGCAACGTCCGCCGATCCAACGCCGACGCACCGACCTGTTCGTAGATCCCGCCGATGCCTTCGGCGTTGCGAACCAAGTCGTAGTAGTAGAGCGACAGCCGTTCAGAACGACGACGTTCTTCCTCAATCAACCTGACGATCATCGTTTCGATCGTCGGCCATGTGCCAGCGATGTTGTCGTAGTCGAGCAGCGACATCAGGTTGAGAACTTCGGCTTCGACAGCCGCCCGCTGCTGAACCTGAGTCAGCCGCCATGTTTCGACCAGCGCAGCGGATTCTTCGGTGACAGCCACTAGACCTCTGCGGAGTCCTCGGATTCGCCCATCTGACGTTCTACGTCGTCAATCAACTGCTGGATCGGATCAGCCGAACGGGCAATCTGACGGGCTTCCTCAACGTCCTGCTGGGTGAAACCGGGGATCTTTGCCCACAGCAGTTGCACCGGAACGTTCAGCATCTCAGCTAGCTTGCCGAGCCCGTCAACCGTCGCAGCAAACGAACGGGCCTCAGTGTCACGCCAACGAACCTGTGCTTCGTCGGACACATCGACACCGATGTACGAACCGGCCAGCCGCAACGCCTGCTCGACAGCTTCGCCGAACAGTGTTTCGATCTGGTTCATCTTGCGGGAATGCCCAACCTCGGCGGCGACAAGCGCCTCGGCCGACAGGTTGACCATCTGACCCAGCAGGTTGTGTGGCGGCACCTGCGACACGACACCGAACTGTTCCATCAGCTTCTGACGGGAATCCAAGTAGCCGCCAAGATCGGTCTGAGCGAACTCTCCGACCTTCACATCCGGGTCATCAAACGTCAACAGACGCGACGCCGACGCCTTCACACGTTCCGTTTCGGAGTCAGCGAGCCAACCCATGACGTACCGCTGCTTAAACGCCCCGAAATGCTGCGCGACGAGCAGATCGAACGTCGTGTGATCCATCTGATCCTGCAACGGGATCAGCGGCTCAATCTCAGACCAGCCTTCGCCGTCAAGATCGTCGCTGTTACGGAAACGAACAATCGGGCACACGCCACGCCCATGCGGAGTGACCGCTACCACGACCGGCCAATACTCCTTGTTTTCCGACTTGGCCTTCTCCGGGTCGTTCACGAACCGGTAGATGACCTCGTCGTCGTACAACAGCCATTCGGTCGAGTTGTACCGGTCGACCGTTTCCAACGCGTACACAGGCCAATCAGGGTCTGTGTCGTAGACAGCGGTGCAGTTACGGGGCGACACGCCGCGCATAACCGGCCCTGCGTCACCCGGAACAACCTTCAGGTACGAAACCTTGTAAGTGAACGCTGACCGGTACACAGCGGTCTGATGAGCGTCCATCTTGTTTGCCTGCCACACAGCCCACGTCGGATCGTTGTCCAACGTGGAAGGATCGCGGAACCCGTCAACGAACATCGACTGGGCAGGCACATCGACAGCAAGTTTGCACAGGTTGATCCGAGACATCTCTGCCATCTGGATCACTTCGGTCGGCACCCCGTGAGGGATCACCGGCAACGGCTGATTGCCACGAAAGTAGTCGTGCAACATCGCGAGCTGCCCAGCCTCGGCAGCCTTTACCTCTAGGAGTTCATGCGCCACAACTTCGGCCTCTTGCCTGTTCAGCACATCAACACCTCCCTCAGAGGAAACTTGCTTTGCCTGAGCGTTCCCGCTTCTGTTCCGCAGTGTTCAACACAAGCCTTCGCAACATGCGGGCACCGACAGCACACACAGCAAGGTCAATCTTGTTTCGGCCCTCACGGTGGCCTTTCCACAACGACACGCCCCACCGGTTCGGCAGGCGGCGAGCGTTCTTCAGGTGGAGCAGCATCATCGGATGGTCGTCAACGGACAGATCGCCGTTTTCCAACTCGGACACGAACCGCATCGCCGCTTCGGTGAACAACCCTTGGCGTTCATGCGAAGTCATGTCCCACATGACCGAATGTTTGCGTTCACCACCACGCACAGCCCACACCTGAAACTGTTTGCCGTAATCGCGGTGCCATTCGTCAATCAGCGAATCCCAAAACGATTCGCCGACATCATCGACAGCGTGCGACGGGTCAGCAAAGAACGCGACCACGTTGTGTGTAGCGATGGTTTCGCGGACCTTCTGGTCAACTTCCCACCGGTTCACAACCCAGCCCTCACCAGCGACACCCGCGGGGCGAGCCCACACGCCGACCGTGACGACATGGCCGTCCGACATGCGGCACGCCACCAAACCGGTCGCGTCGTCGCTTTTAGAGCCGTCAAAGAACAGGACGATGTCGCCGTCGAGCGCCCGATCCGGGTACGACGCCGCATCAACCGCACGCGGGTCGAGCCACGCGTCCTCCGCTGCGACCCGCTGGTTATACCAAAAGCGTCGCGACCGGGGCGGCGGGTTCCGGGTATCGGTAATTGACGCCACAATCCGGTCGACGTCGAGCCACACACTGTCGCCACGCACCGACCGGATCACCGCAGGAGCGGCCTCGGCCGTCAACGGCGCCGAAGGGTCAGCTTCCAACGAGTCGTACATGATGCCCGTCGTCAACGACCCGCCCGCGTCAGCCAACGCATACGCATCCCACGACCGTTCCGCAACCGAATCCATACCGGGAACCGGAGCGTTCGTAATCGCCAACGTCCTCGCCGAACCATCCGCCGATTTCGTTGCGTTACGTTCAATCACCGCGGACATCTCATGCCCACCGTTCGACGCATCCCAATGCTGGGTTTCGTTCATCAGAACGAACGTCGCACGGGCACCTTCCAACGTTGCAGGCGACGACGTGACCGCTTGGATCAACCGTTCGTCGCCCATCATGTGGACAAGCTCTTTGCCGGTCTGAACCGCATAGAAAGCCTTGGCTTCCGGCGTAATCAGACCCGGCATCAGCCGCATCGTGTTCTTCGTCTGCTCCAACGACGTCGCCGCCGTCTGAACCCACGCATCAGGGCAATCCGTCGCAACAGGCCGATCCCCGTCCATGCCAGCGACACGACACGGGCCGACCGCCTCGACATACAACAGGCAGCCCCCGACAGGGTCTTTGCCCCAACCCTTCAGGCGTTGCAACACACCGTCGCGGAACAGAAAAACACCGTTCTCATCGACCGCGTACCACCACAAAATGAACCGGGCCTGTTCCAAAGTGAAACGCCACGGCTGACCCTGCGAATACTGCAACTCGGTCCCGCACCAGCCAAGAACATCCCAGCCGAGCGTCGCATCCGGCAACACCCAACGGTCACCATCAGTGCGCCACGTCGGACCCACCAGCACCGGTTCCCACTCGCCGCCAGCCCACGGCAACACCGCAGGCTCCGCAAGCCTCTCCCGATACCAGCCGATTACATCGCCGTGTTCATCGCCAACCGGAACGTCGACAACCGACGCCCGCGCCACTTAGCCCGTCCGCTTCCACCGAGCGTTCGCCGCCTTACGCGCCTGCGCCGAAGTCGACGCCGCAACACGACCATCCTCATCAGGCAGTTTCAACTGGCCCAACAGGCCACGCAACGTCGACCGGTGCTGACGCAACTCCTGAACCAAAGGATTCGCCACAGGCTGACCCTGCGAACCCCTCACAATCAGATCCGCTCCCACCAACGCAGCATCCAACCGAACAATCAGATCCTGCTCACGACACGCAGCTTCCAAAACACGAAGCTCATCCGGGCGAAGGTCATACCGAGACGACACATCAGCCCACAACGACGCACCAGCGTCACCCAACCCATCAGGAGCCGGGAACTTAACCGCCATAACAGGCACCCCTTCCGCCCCATCTCAGGGCACACGGTGTGACCATCTCGGCCACAGCCCGTCGGCAAAACCACGACGAGAAACAACAAAGGAGCCGCACCCATCAAAGAGAGACACGACTCCTACATACACATAATGGAACAAAACACGCGGGGACGCAAACACCCCAGCCGGGGACACCCCTCACAACCCCAAATCGCAAAGATTCCAGCACGCAGAACCCGAGGTGCTATGCCACCCGTTTT